CTGCCAAGCAAATCAAAGAATACGCCCAACAACAACGTCAACAAGCAGAGGATGCACCGCTATGAGTAAAGAAGCAATGAAGCTGGCGCTTGAGCTATTAAAGTCAGCACATGTATCTACTGACTTAGTTTGGAAGCGGCATGACTGCGTACAAGCCCTAGAAGAATCACTAGCCAAGCAAGAATGTGTTTACACCAACGACACATTAGAAGAACGTGTTGCTAAAACACGCGAAAACGTACATGAGCCTGAGTGGTATCACGTCATAGATGTGCATGGATGTAATCGTTTTTATCATCAAACAGAAGACTGCCCTTATAAAGTAAAAACACCTCTCTACACCACACCACAACCAAAGCAAGAGCAGGGTGAGCCTGTGGCGACACCTCAAGAAATCTATAACAAGATTTGTCTTGGCTTGGCGGAGGCTGGTTGCAAACTTTCAGAACAACAGAAGATGGCGCTTGCTTTGCTGGTTCAAAACACTACACCACAACAACGCAAGCCGCTGACGGATAAGCAGCTAAACATTATTGGCTCACGTTGGCATCTAAACCTACTTGGCACGGATGAAAAAGCCGAACTGTTTGCATTTGCCAGAGCAATCGAAGCCGCCCACGGCATTAAGGAGTAAGACATGCGATATGCAGCGCGTGTGGATGCCACGCAAGAGCAACATAAGCAGCGCAGCGTTAGCGAGCATTTGGAGCCTGTGGCGTTTATTGATGAGCAAGGGATATTGCGTTATTACAAACCGTCTGACTTTAATCAATGTGAATACGGTGGATTAGTTCGTTTGTATAAGGAAAAAACATGACATCAGAACAAGACAAATTTTGCGATAACAACTGTGTATGGACTGACCATCATCCTGACTGCAAGTTATCACAAAAAGAGCCTGAGTGGTATCACGTCATTGATGTACACGGATGTAACCGTTTCTATCACAAGACAGAAGACTGCCCTTATGAGTTTAGAACGCCTCTCTACACCACCCCACCACAACCGAAAGAGCCAGAGCAAAGCACTACGTGCGGGGAGCCTGTGGCGTGGATGTATGAAAGCGTGTGCGGAAATGACTTTGCAACTCGTCATAAGCCGCCAGATTACGGAAAAAACATTAGGCCCCTCTACACCAGCCCACAGCTTGGCCTAGCGTGGACACAGCAGCACTGGACTGAGTACGAACACAACATCGCAGCGGCAGAGCGTGAGGCCATTATTGATTTGGTTGCCATGTATGGCGGCCCAGTTGATTTGGAAGCAGCAATCCGAGCAAGGGGGAAGGCATGAGATACGCAGCCCGTGTAGACGCAACGCAAGAACAGATTGTTAGCGCACTTCGCGCAGCAGGGGCTTATGTTTGGATTATTTCCTTACCTGTTGACCTTTTGGTTGGCTACAACGGCGTAACTTACTTGGTTGAAGTTAAAAGTGGCCCTAAAAAGGCTTTAACGAGGCTACAACAAGAGTTTTTTGCAAAGTGGGTTGGTGGTAGGTTAGAACGAATTGAAGGGCCAGAACAGGCGCTTCGCATGATTGGAGTGATATGACAAAAGCATTGAAAAAACAGGTAGGCGGCACACATTACAAACAGATGCCAATTCAGCCAGCAGAGTTTATCTACATGAACGACATTGGTTTCTTTGAAGGCAACGTGGTCAAGTACGTTAGCCGTTGGCGTGACAAGGGTGGCATTGCTGACCTTGAAAAAGCCAAGCATTACATTGATATGTTGATTGAGTTTGAAAGCCGATGAGATACGACCTGATAGACCAACAACAGGCTAGTGCTTTGATGCAAAGCCTGTGGCCCAAGGTCAAGGCAGCATTGGCGGCAGGTCGCAAGCTGACGTTAGAAGTCAAAGACGCAAGCAAAAGCCGTGAGCAGGAAAAACTTTACCATGAGTTGATTGGTCAAATAGCCAAGCAAGCACAACACTTAGGTGCTAAATGGGATGCTAAAGATTGGAAAAGATTATTGGTGCAAGAATTTTGCAAAGATAAAGGTTTGCCAGCAGGTCGTGTAATTCCAAACTTGTCAGGCGATGGAATTTGCCAGCTTGGACAGCAAACCCGCAAGTTTTCAAAAGAACAAGCTAGCGAATTCGTGGAATTCCTTATGGCATGGGCTTCTCAGCATGGTATTGAATTAAAAGGTGAATGATAAATGTCGCGTAAAAAATGCCGCCGAAAGGTTTATCCATTGTTAAACAGCCTGGCACATGGTATTGCTGGCGCTGCTGTGTCTGACAAGCAATCATTGGACAAATTGCGCCTTTGTGAGCTTTCAGCAATTGACGCAATGATTAAAGGTGTTGGCACGCCAGAGGACTTTCGATGGCTTTGTGATGTGCTCAACATCGCTGAATGTATGGCTAAAGATGGCATAGGCATTGAGTTGATTGAAATTTGTGAAAAGGCTCAAAAAGAATTGCTAGATGCAAAATATAGATACGACAAACACGGCAAATTGGGCTTGTCTGGTGAAGGCATCAAAGTTTTGCGTGAGTTGATTGAAATGCACGATTTGCAGCGCACAAGTGTTGCTAGGAGTGTTTATGAAAATGCAATAAGAAAAACGGCAAATCGAATCAAATCAAGAGCAAAAGAAGTTGTTGAAATTGTTTAATTTATGTATTACACATATATACACAGAAAAGAAGACACAAACGAAATCTTTTACGTTGGTAAAGGAATGTGTAAACGCAATAGGGCAAACAGTCATTTCAACAGAAGCAAACATTGGGAAAACACAGTAAAAAAACACGGGTTGCGTGTTGAAATTGTTGCGTCTTGGAAAAATGAATCTGATGCTTTTTTACATGAAAAGTTTTTGATTTCTTGCTTTTTAGACATGGGATTAAAACTTACAAATCAAACTTCTGGTGGTGATGGAGCTTCTGGATACAAACACACAGAGCAATACAAAAAATGGAAGTCAGAACTTTTAAAAGAAGAATACAAAGACCCCGTTAAACGCGCAAAAAAAGCTGATGCTCAAAAAAGAAGATTTCAATCAGTTCAAGAAAGAAAACGTCATTCAGAAAATATCAAAAATGCTTGGACTAATGCAAAAAGAAAAAAAGCATCAGAAACACAAAAAAACTTACTAAAAACAAGAAAACATAGTTGTCAACGTATGAATGATGAAATCTTGAAAGAGATGCAGAAACTAAGAGCTAATGGCTTGACATACATTGAAATTGGAAAAATTACAGGTTTTCACAAATCTAATGTTGGTTTATTTTTAAGAAAAGCAAAACATGATGATTCCAAAATTTAACTACTTCAGAAGCAAGAAGCATCTTCAGAACGTAGCCAGCCTACCTTGCCAAAACTGCTACATAGAAGGCGAAACCCAAGCCGCCCACAGCAATTGGGCTGAACACGGCAAAGGCAGGGGAATCAAGGCAAGTGATGAATTCACAGCCGCTTTGTGTCAAAAATGCCACACAGAACTAGACCAAGGCGCAAGGCTTAACAAAGAACAGCGCCGAATGTTGTGGCAAATGGCCTATCAAAAGACCGTTGCACAGCTAAAAGGCCAAGGCAAATGGCCTGACGAGCTTAACCGTGAGCCTTAGAAGCTGGCATTTTCTCGTGGCGCTTGAGTTCTTTTTCCAAAGCCGCAATCCGTTTCATTTCGTTGCGATGCTCTTTGACGGGTTCGTAATGACCTGTTGGGGTCTTTTTAGATTTCATGTCGCCAGAGACTTTAAAATTGGTAGCCATAGGATTTCCTGTTAAAATTGCATTGACATTGTGCCACCAACGGCATAAAGTTACCAAACAACTTCCTAAAGGAAAAATCATGGGTAAGATGGATTCAAACAAAGGCATCCCTAGCACTACTGGCGCTAAAGCACCAATGGGCGCAACTTCTTCTGACCGTACTGGCGAACGCGCTGGTTCCGTCAAAGGTGGTGTTGGCATGGGTAAAGAAGACGCAGTGGGCGCTGACAAGAAGTTCGACACTGGTCGCACTGCTGGCATCTGCTACGTTAAAGAAAAAGCAGCTTACCGCTAAAAAGCGAAGCCCAAGTAGTTGAGAAGGAACTACAAGGGCTTCTAAACAAGGCAAATAAGGAGATTCGCCATGTCTGTTAAGAATTGTAAGGCTTGTGACCACTTCTGTGATAGTGGGCAAGCGATTGGAACTTGTCGGCGTTACCCGCTGTTCCAGACCCGTTCACCAAATGAATGGTGCGGTGAATTCACGCCTGTGCCTTACTCAGAGCCTGTGCCTGATATGTTGGCATTGCCTGTTCGTGAGATGACAGAAGACAAGCCAAAACGCAAATACACCAAGAAGGTGGCGGCATGAACATCAAGCCATTGCGAGACAAAATCATTGTCAAACCTGAACAACGCTTTAAGTCTGAAGTCTTGGACTTGAGCAAGGTGGAAGGCTACCCAACAACAGGCCATGTGGTCGCTTTGGGTGACGAAGCTGAACGCCAAGGTCTAAAGATGGGCGATAAGGTTCACTTTGGTACGGTAGCGAACACAGCCAAAGACGAATATCTGAAGTTTGAGCCGCTGAAGTTGGGCGATGACCAATGCCTAAAAATGAGCTGGCAAGACATTTGCTTTGTTGAAGAATGATAGTCAAAGAAAACATTTACACGCTGGCGCTGGCTTACGAAATAGCCAAGAAGCAATTGGAGTTCTACAAAAAGAACGGCAACCGCTACTATGTCAGCTTGTATAAGGGCATCGTTTACTCGTTTGAGAAACGCTTCAGGAATCTGAATGAAGACATTGACCTGCTGGCTTACTTTGGTGGATTTGATGCAACAGCAGAAAGCCAATAAAATCTGGTAAACAACCAGAGGATTTCCCATGCCAACCCTAGCCGACATTTACAGCGCCATCAACACAGCCAAACGCAAGGGGAGTGACTTTGTGCAAAACCCTGGCACAAGTTTGCAGCAAATGTTGGGCAACGCCAATGACCAAGCTAGGGGTTTTAACCAGTTGAATGACCAAGCACTTGCTGAAATGCAAGAAACAGGCAAGCTAACTGGTCCTGCTAGTCAACAATTGATGCAAAAAATATCTGGTGCTTACAACCCTGTCGGAATGACTGTATGGCATGGTTCGCCTCATGTATTTGAACGTTTTGACCTTGGCAAGATTGGTACAGGCGAAGGCGCTCAAATGTATGGGAAAGGGCTTTACACAGCTCAAGACCAAGAAGTTGCAAAGCGATTCACGCCTAGAGACATAGGTTTTGAAGACCAATTGATGAAACGATACAACCAAGCTGAAAAAGTTGGTGACTACACATCAATGCAAGTTTACGAAGATTTCTTGGCGCAAAAGACACCAGAAGAAATTGCCAAAAACTTTAAAGACATGGGTTTCCAAGGTAAAGATTTGATTAACGCTCAAAAAGCCTTTGACACTGCCAAAAGCCTGTATCAAAAACAAACTGAAGGTGCTTTGTATAAAGTTGACTTGCCAGACACTCACATCCGCAGAATGGTGGATTGGGATGCGCCAATCAAGAATCAACCTTACGTTGTCAGAAATCTTGCCAAAAAGCTAGGCGTTGACATGAACGACTTGGGCGGTGACTTAGTTTGGAAAGCTGGAAAAGACGAAGCTGGAAGAAAGATGTTGCAAGAGGCAGGAATACCTGGCATCAAGTACGCAGACCAGCTTTCAAACGGTCAAGCCAAGAACACAAAGAACTTTGTAGTCTTTGACCCAAATCACTTATCCATACTTGAGCGAAACGCCCAACCAATCAAATGACAGACACAACCGAAACCCAAGAAAAGCGCCCTGTTGGTCGCCCGTCACTATACGACCCTGCTTATTGCGATAAGGTCGTTGAATTGGGTCGCATCGGTAAGTCAGTCGAGCAAATCGCAGCTATCCTGAACGTTTCATTAAGAACAATGTATTCATGGCGTGATGCACATGAGGATTTTTTGCACGCCTTGGATGATGCGAAGACTTATGAGCAAGCATGGTGGGAAGAACAAGCCGCTGCTTACATGGTTGAGAACAAGGAAAGCGACAAATTGAACACTGGCCTTTGGTCGCGTTCAATGGCTGCTCGATTTCCAAAGAAGTACCGTGAAAGCACAAAGACTGAAATCACAGGTGCTGATGGTGCGCCTTTGCTTTCAGGCATTAACGTGACGTTTGTGAAGCCCACAGAGGAATGAGCGAAGTCAACACCGCCATTGCTAATGCACAGTTTCCCATCAAGCTGCAATGCTTGTTTGAGAAGTCACGCTATAAAGTCTTGTATGGTGGTCGCGGTGGCGCTAAGTCATGGGGTGTGGCAAGGGCGTTGCTGATTAAAGCCGCCAAAGACCCGTTGCGCATCCTGTGCGCTCGTGAGTTTCAGACTTCAATCAAGGATTCAGTCCACAAGCTGCTGTGCGACCAGATTGAATCCCTAGGGTTAGGCTCGTTCTACGAGATTACCCAAACCAGCATCCGTGGCAAGAATGGGTCAGAGTTCAGCTTTGTTGGCCTGAAGAACAACGTGGCGAACGTCAAGTCTTATGAAGGCGTGGACATTTGTTGGGTGGAAGAAGCGCAGACAACCAGCCGCTTAAGCTGGAACGTGCTAATCCCAACCATCCGCAAGCCCAATTCTGAGATTTGGATTACGTTCAACCCTGAGTTGGAATCTGACGAAACTTACCAGCGGTTCGTGCTTCACCCACCTGATGACTGCATTGTGGTCAAGATTAACTGGTCAGATAACCCTTGGTTTCCTGACACGCTACGTCTTGAGAAAGACCAGCTCAAAACCCGCGACCCGCAAGCCTACAACGTGGTTTGGGAAGGTTTGTGCCGCCAAACGGTTGATGGCGCTGTGTTTGCCAAAGAAATGCAAGTGGCTGAGTTGGATGGGCGCATCACAAAGGTCAACTACGACCCCACAAAGCCTGTTCACGCCATCTTTGACTTGGGTTGGTCTGACGCTACCGCCATTTGGTTTTTGCAGTTTGTGGGCATGGAAACACGCATCATTCGCTACATTGAAGGCAACCAGCAGACAATGAGCGAGTATCTGGCAAAGATGCAAACGTTTGGGTATATCTATGACACGCTTTGGCTACCGCATGACGCTGAAAACAAGACTTTGGCTGGCAATGGTCGCAGCATTGAAGAAATTGTCAGGGCTGCTGGCTACAAGACCAAAATCATCGGCAAAACCCCTATCTTGGACAGTATCAACGCTGCCCGAACAATCTTCAGAAACTGCTGGTTTGACCGTGACAATTGCCACGAAGGATTGCAGTGCTTGCGTCACTACCGTTACGATGTTGACCCAGACACCAAGCAGTTCAGCAAAACACCAGTTCACGACCAATATTCCCACGGGGCTGACGCTTTCCGTTACATTGGTTTGATGATTAACGAACCCAAAGAGCGCAGAAGGCCAAAGCAAACGCAATATTATGGTGGCGCACACGGCTGGATGGGCTAAAATTGGCAAACTTGTCAACCTAGGACATATATGGCAGACGATTACGACCCACGGATTCAAGAAGCAATCGAATTCTTGAAATTGGCAAATGATGCCGACACAATGAACCGCCAAGAGGCGCTTGAAGACCTGAAATTTGGTGGTGGCGACCAATGGCCCGTGGAGTTGCAAAACTCACGCAATCTGGAATCACGCCCTGTTATTACGGTCAACAAGGTGGATAACTATTGCCGCCAAGTCTGTAACCAACAGCGCCAGCAACGACCACGCATCAAAGTTCATGCAATGAACACGCATGATGACATGGTTGACGCGCAAGTGGTGCAAGGCATCATCCGTCACATTGAAGTCAATTCCAATGCTGACCACGCTTATGACAACGCTTTTGAATACGCTGTTCGCATGGGTTGGGGCTTTATGCGTGTGCGTACAGATTACGTTTCTGAAGATTCGTTTGACCAAGAAATCTTCATTGACCCTATTGACAATCCGTTCACTGTTTACTTTGACCCAAATTCGGTAGCCCCTGATGGCTCTGACGCTGACCGTTGTTTAATTACAACAATGATGCCAAAGAAAGAGTTTTCAAAGCTCTATCCAAAAGCATCGGTTGATGGCGGCACATCTTTCACACAGCGCGGCACAGGTGACAGCCAATCGGAATGGATTACAAAAGAGGACATTCGCCTTGCTGAGTATTACTACACAGTTCGTGAAAAAGCCACTTTGTACCAATTGAGCGATGGCTCAAGCACTTTTTCTGATGACAAAGACTTTTTCAATCGCTTGGCTATGGCTGGCATCACGGTCATTGACCAACGCCCGTCTTACAAGAAAACCATCAAATATTGCAAACTGACAGCTAATGATGTGGTGGAAGAAGGTTCATGGGCTGGTCGTTACATTCCAATCGTGCCTGTGTATGGTCGCCATATCGTGATTGGTGACAAGCGCAAGAAGTTCGGCATGATTCGTTATGCCAAAGACCCACAGCGTATGTATAACTTCTGGCAGACTTCTATCACCGAAGGCGTTGCATTGGCTCCAAAGGCCAAATGGCTGCTGGCTGAAGGTCAAGACGAAGGCCACGAAAACGATTGGGCGCAAGCAAACATCAAGTCTTTCCCTGTCTTGCGCTACAAGCAAACTGACATTGAAGGTCGCCCTGCTCCTGTGCCTGTGCGTCTGCAACCTGAACCGCCTCAAGCTGGCGTGATGGCTGCTGCTGCTGGCGTGGATGACGACATTAAGTCAATCATGGGTGTGTTTGACCCTGCCCAATTGGGTCAAGGCAACATTTCTGGCAAGGCTTTGAACGGTCAGCAACAACAAGTTGACCTGACAAACTACGACTATTACGACAACCTGACACGCTCAATTGCTCACGTTGGCAAGATTTGCTTGGACTTAATTCCAAAAATCTACGACACAGAGCGAGTGATGCGAATCATTGGCGATGATGGCAAGCCTGACTTGTTGACGGTCAACCAGCGTGATGCCACAGGCCGTGTGCTGAATGACATGAGCGTTGGGCAGTACGACATTGTGATGGACACTGGCCCTGGCTACGACAGCAAGCGCCAAGAAGCTGTGGCAAGCATTGGCCCAATCTTGGCTGGCGACCCTGCTTTGATGGACAAAATTGGCGACCTGTACTTCAGAAACCAAGATTTCCCTGGCGCAGACGTCATTGCCGACCGATTGGCTACGCTTAACCCGTTGGCTCAAATTGACGAACACAGCGACATTCCACCGCAAGTTCAGATGCAATTGGCTCAGGCCAAGAAGCAAGTTCAGGATATGCAGCAGCAGATGGAAGCAATGCAGCTTGACCTGAAGTATGGTCAGTCTGTGGCTCAAATCAAGGAAGATGGCAACACCAAGCGCAAGCTGATGGATGTAACTTCACGCGCCCACAACACCGAAACAATGGCAGAAGTTAAGGTCAACGACCAGAACACACGCTCAATCACAAGTCAGAACAAGACTGAGATTGATGCAATTGTTCAACTTCTGTTGCACAACATGGACACTAACCGAATCCTGCAAGAAATTGAAAGACGCAACGCAGACCAACTGCAAGCGGCGCAATTTGCAGTGTCGGATATTGATAACCAACAAAACCCCTTGATGGGACAATGATTCTGTGGTAGATTAACCACAACCTTACCCGTCAGGTAGACGGGGCAAATTCGGAGTGACAACGTAATGTCTGAAAAAAATGCAGGTCAAGTTTTGACCAGCGAAAACGCAGCGGAATTTTATGCAAACAGATTAGGTTTAGCTGAATCACCAGCTCCTGCCGAGGCTGTGGAAGAACCCACAGAGCCGACAGAAGCAGTTGAACAGAGTGAACCTGAAGAAGCAGAAGCCGAAGCAAAACAAGAGGGTGAGCGCAAGCAAAATCCTAAACTTGAGCGCCGTTTTTCTGAGATTACTAAGCAACGTGAAGAAGCGCGTAAAGAAGCGCAACAAGAACGTGAAGCAAGGCAAGCTCTGGAAGCGCGTTTGGCAGCTTTAGAAGGCAAACAACAGCCCACAAAGGCCGAGTTTGTTGACGAAAAGCCGCAACCTAGCCAGTTCAGTGATGCGTTTGAATATGCTGAAGCTCTTGCAGAGTACACAGCCGACAAACGAATCAGTGAAATGAAGCAACAAGAAGCGCAAGCTAAAGAAGCCGAGCAACGCCAGAAGGTAATTACCCAATGGACTGCAAAGGTGGAAGCAGCCAAGCAATCGTTGCCTGATTTTGATGACATTGTTGCATCTAGCGATGTGGTCGTTAATGACGACATTCGTGATGCCATTCTGGAGAGTGACGTAGGCCCACAAATCCTGTATCACCTAGCTGAGAACGATGAAGTCGCTAAGAAAATCGCTGGTTTGTCGCCAAAGCAAGCGTTGCGAGAGATTGGGAAGTTGGAAGCTCGTTTCGAGGCAAAACCCGAAGCTGAGAAGCCAGCCCCTATTGTTAGAAGTAAAGCACCAGCACCGATTCAACCGATTCGTGGCGGCAAAAACACACCTGATGTGCCATTGGATTCCAACGGGGTCTTTTTTGGTACAGCAGCACAGTGGAAAGAGCTGCGCAAAGCGGGAAAAATTCGGTAAACCTAATCTTTTTGAAAGCAAAAAATGTCAAACAATTTATTGACCATTAGCAAAATCACCAACGAAGCGTTGATGGTTTTGGAAAACGAGTTGACCTTCACTTCTGAAGTTGACCGCAATTATGACGACCAGTTCGCTGTCGTGGGCGCAAAAATCGGTAACACCGTGAACGTTCGCAAGCCTGGCCGTTTCATCGGTACTACTGGCCCTGCCCTGAACGTTGAAGACTTCAACGAAACTTCAGTGCCTGTTACCTTGTCAACACAATTCCACGTTGACACACAGTTCACTACACAAGACTTGGCTTTGTCCTTGGATATGTTTAGCGACCGCGTGTTGAAGCCTGCAATCGCTGCAATCGCCAACAAGATTGACCGTGACGGTATGGCTATGGCTGTGGCTCAGACTGCCAACATCGTTGGTACTGCTGGCACTGTTCCTACCGACCTGTTGACATACTTGACCGCTGGCGCTTATCTTGACAGCGAAGGCGCACCACGCGATGGTCGCCGTTCATGTATCGTTGAACCCTTCACATCTGCTTCTATCGTGAACAGCTTGAAAGGTTTGTTCGTTCCTCAAGAAGCCATCGCTTCTCAATACCGTAAAGGTTTGATGGGCCGTGATTCTGGTGGTATGAACTGGAAACTTGACCAGAACGTTGTGGCACAAACTTTCGGCGACAACAGCACCGACACCGTGACCGCTTCTGTGAACACCACAACTGGCACTGGCTTCTTGACTAGCGGTTGGGCATCAAGCTCCACCATTAGCGTGACTGCTGCCAACACAGGTATCATCAATTTGAACGCTGGTGACGTGTTTACCATCGCTGGTGTGTACGCTGTCAACCCACAAAACCGCCAAGCCTACGGTTCGAACAAGCTGCGTAACTTCGTTGTGAAAACAACCGTTGCAATCAGCTCTGGTTCTACTGGCTCTGTGGTTGTGTCTCCTGCCGTTATCACTGCTGGTCAATTCCAGAACGTGACAATCCCAACAACTTCTAGCACTGCTGCTGTTACTCAGTTCAACTCCACTGGCGTTGTGTCTGCTCAGAACATCATCATGCACAAAAACGCTTTCACTTTGGCAGTAGCCGATTTGGAATTGCCAGAAGGTGTGCATTTTGCTGGTCGTGCAAGCGACAAGGAAATTGGTTTGTCCATGCGTGTTGTGCGTCAGTACACCATCAACAACGACAGCATCCCCACTCGTTTGGATGTGTTGTACGGTTGGGCTCCTCTGTACCCTGAATTGGCTTGCCGCGTTGCCAGCTAATCAAGAATGGGGGCTAAACACCCCCGTTTTTTAAACCTCTTTTTAAGGAAATATCATGTCTAATCCAGGACCAGCATCAACCCAAACCCCAGTCTATTTGCTCAATGGTGGCGCAGCCGATGGTTCGCTCATTGCTTTGGCCGGCGGTAAAGTCGGTTTCTACGGCGAAACTCCAGTTGTTCAAGCAGGCGCAATCACAGCATTGACCGCTGCCCCAACAACCGCTGAATTCGTTGCAGCAACTAACGCTATCATTACTGCTCTGCAAAACGTTGGCCTCACAGCCTAAGTTTTAAGCAGTTGCCTTTACGCCACCTGAGTAAAATCGGGTGGCGTTTCTTTTTGAGAAGGAAAAAGAATGAAACACATAATGATTGCCATTCCTGCTTACACGGGAACGGTTCACATGGGAACAATGCGTTCTCTGATAAACGACACACTTGAACTGGTCAAAAGGGGCGACCGTTTCACGTTGGTTGACGATATTGGCAACGCGCTGATTGCTGACAGCCGAGGCATCATTGCCACGCGCTTTTGGGAATCAGACTGCGACCAATTGATTTTCATTGATTCAGATGTGACTTGGCAGGCTGGTGCATTGCTCAAGCTGGTGGATGCACCAGTTGATGTGGTGGCTGGCGTGTACCCTGGTCGCCGTGACCCAATCCATTACCCGCTTCACTACCTTGACAAGAAAGAACTGTGGGCAGACCCCAAGACAGGGCTTTTGGAAGTCAAATCTGTTGCCACGGGATTCCTAAAAATCAGCCGCAATTGTGTGGAAAAGATGATTATGGAATATCCGCAACGCCATTTCTACACCGCAGAGCGTGACAAACAGTTCTACCCTTTGTTTGACCATATCTTTGAAGACGGTTATAAATGGGGTGAGGATTACAGCTTCTGCATCCGCTGGCGAAAGATTGGCGGTGATGTATGGGTAGACCCAGAAATCAAAATGGGACACATCGGCCACAAAATCTTTGAAGGCCACCTAGGAAATTACCTGAGAAATAGGTAAAATCCGCACATCTTTGCAAAGGAAAATCTATGTCTACTCCTTTCCGTGTAGTCGGCCCAACGGTTGCTGTTTCTACTGGCGCTACCGCCACATCAGAAGCCTTGGTCAACAACAACCCCAACATCCAATGTAACTACGTTTCGCTGATTAACACTGGCGCAACTAGCGTTGCAGTGAAGTTTGGCCCTACTGGTGTTGGCGCTCCTGTGCTGCCCGTTAGCGGCTCAACTACTGGCGACTTTGTGTTGCCCCCTTCGATGAATGACGCGATTCTGTTTGCAGTTCCAACAACTCCCACTTATGTGCGAATGATTGGTTCGGCTGCTGGCCCTTCTATCGTTTACGTTACCCCAATAGCTTTCTAAGGGGGCTTTATGGCTGACCCCGCCGAATCAGAAAACCAAAACTTACTGCCTGTTCAGGCGTATTTTTCGGTTGATGGTGAATTTCAAACCTTCATTGGTCAGGGACAGCCGTTTTATGCGACTGTGAACCCAGACCAATCAGGTCTGCACATCACAAACAGCACGATTGACAGCACGACCATTGGGGCGACAACGCCTTCAACTGGCGTGTTTACTAACGTTGCAACGACAACTGGCACGATTGCCACTGCGCCTTCTGCTAACACAGATATTGTCAACAAGCAATATGTGGATGCAGTCGCTCAAGGGCTAAACCCCAAGCAAGCTGTCAAATGCGCCACAACCGCAGACATTACTTTGTCTGGTTTGCAGACCATTGACACTTACACCACATTGGCTGGTGACCGTGTTTTGGTCAAGAATCAAAGCACACAATCACAGAACGGCATTTACATTGCTGGCGCTGGTGCTTGGACACGCGCAACTGATATGGATGTGTGGTCAGAAGTGCCAGGCGCTTACACCGTCATTTTGAACGGCTCTGCTAACGTAAACACTGGTTGGGTTTCTAATTCTGCCGACATTGGCACAATTAACGTCACCGCAATCACGTTTGTTCAGTTCTCAGGAACTGGCACTTATTACGCTGGCACAGGTTTGAGCCTTGCCGCTAATACGTTCAGCATTACTGATACTGGCGTAACTGCGGCAACCAAAGGTTCTGCATCAAAGACCGTTACGGCTGCGGTAAACGCTCAAGGTCAACTGACCAGCCTGACAGACCAAGACATTGCCATTGCTGGCACTCAGATTACATCGGGAACGATTGAATCGGCTCGATTGTCTGGTTCTTACACTGGCATTACTGGCGTTGGCACTTTGACCGCTGGCACATGGAACGCAACAACCGTTGACGTTGCTTATGGTGGTACAGGTGCAACAACACTAACAGGTTACGTCAAAGGAAGTGGAACATCTGCTTTGACAGCAGTTTCCAGCATCCCAACAACTGATTTGAGTGGCACGATTTCCAATGCTCAATTGGCAAACAGCACCATTTCTGGCGTTTCTTTGGGTGGTAACTTATACAACCTGACGTTTGGTTCTGGAATTACAGCATCTTCAGCTACCTACAACGGTTCTGCTGCTGTTAGCATTTCAAACGCTTTGCCAATGGTTTATCCAGCGGCAGGAATTCCACTTTCAACAGGCACAGCTTGGGGAACTTCATATTCAACAACTGGCACAGGTACTGTTGTTGCTTTGGCTACTGCTGCCACGCTGAATAACCCAACTGTTTCTGATTACACAGCTTATACGCCATCCGCAGCGCCAACTTACGCTGAAGGACGTGTTTTCTATGATTCAACAGCCCACACGCTGAATTATTACAACGACAACTCGCAAATGTCCGTGAATATCGGGCAGGAAAGCATTGTCCGAGTAAGAAATCAGACAGGTGCTGACATTCCAAACGGCTCTGTTGTGTATGTCAATGGAGCAACAGGAAACACGCCAACTATTGATTTGGCAATTGCCACATCGTTTGTCACCTCTGACATTATTGGTGTCACAACCACAGACATTACAAACAACGGATTTGGTTATGTAACGATTTCTGGCTTGGTAAACGGATTAGACACTTCAGGGTTTACTGATGGTCAGTCTGTGTTTATTTCGCCAACTACGCCAGGTGCGTTTACCGCAACACAGCCAAGCAATCCATACTATGCGGTTCAAGTTGGCGTGATTCTTCGCGCAAACCCTGCAATTGGAACTTTGCTAGTTTCTGTGCAAATCATTTGTGTGGAAGCGCAACACATTCTTGGAACGTTAAGCATTGCACAAGGCGGCACAAACGGGTCGGCTACGCCTACTGCTGGTGCTGTTTCCTATGGCACTGGTACTGCTTACGCATTTAGCAGTGCTGGAACAACTGGTCAGGTTTTAACCTCAAACGGTTCAAGCGCACCTACTTGGACAACGCCAGCGTCAGCCATCACGATTGTTGATGACACAACCACAAACTCAACACGCTACCCGCTGTTTGCAGCAGCTACAACGGGCGAAGTGTCAACTGAGTATGTCAGTTCTACCAAGTATCAATTCAACCCTTCTACGGGCGTTCTGACGTCAACCAGCTTTTCTGGTGCGGGTACTGGTTTGACAGGTACGGCTTCAAGTCTTTCGATTGGTGGAAATGCGGCAACAGCAACAAGCGCAACCACAGCCACAAACTTGGCTGGCGGTGCTGCTGGTTCTTTGCCGTATCAGGCTAGTTCAGGGTCTACAACTTTGTTGGCGGCTGGCTCTAACGGTCAAATCTTGACCTTGGCGGCTGGTGTGCCATCTTGGGCGGCTGCTCCTGTAACGGGCATCACGGTTACTGACGACACCACGACAAACGCCACGCGCTATTTGACGTTTACAAGTGCAACAACAGGCACAATCACTGGTGAAGATGTATCGTCAACTAAACTGCAATACAACCCAAGCACAGGGACTGTAAGTTCCACAAATGTGACTGCAAGCGGTACATTGACAGGCGCTTTGGTCAACGCAACGAATGGTATTGTGATTAACAGCAAAACAGTTGCTGCAAGTTATTCAATCCCAAGCGGTTCAAGCGCCATGTCTGCTGGCCCAATTACAGTGGCTTCAGGTCAGACTGTGACAATTGCCAGCGGTTCGCGTTGGGTTGTTCTCTAAAGGAAAACCATGTTTGAATGGAAAATTCTTGAACTTCAAGCCAAAGATGGTTTGATTGTTGAAGCGAAATACCACGTTACGCTGTCAGAAGACGGTAAGACTGTGGAAACAGAAGGCCATTGGAAGTTTGGCGACCCTGTTTTATCTGTGCCTTTTGAGGAAGTGACAGAGCAAACCGTGGCTGGCTGGATTAAGCAAGAGGCTGTTCAATACGGTAAAAATATCATAGAATCATGCCTAACGGAACAGCTTGAAGCATTGAAGACCCCGAAAGTCTTGCCGCCCTGGGTTCCACAAGTGTTCACATTGGATATGAAATGACAAAGCCAATTGAAATCATTAGCAGGGCATTAAAAGACATTGGCGCGTTAGAAGCTGGTGAAACACCCACGCCTGAAGCCGCCCAAGACGCTTTTGAAATGATGAATGACTTGGTTGACCAGTGGTCAAACGAGAACATGATGGTTTTCAACGTAACCGAAATCATCTTCCCTGTCATTCAAAACCAAGTCCAATACAGCCTTGGCCCATACCCAGAAACCACCAACTTCATTGGCGCTTCTTTTGAAGGCTCAATTGCTGGCGACATTCTGACCGTTACTAGCGTCAACTCAGGCGCAGTGGCTCAAGGTCAGTTGCTAAGTGGTGGCGGCATTGTGTCAGGCACAAAGATTATTCGCAGCATCACAGGCGCTGGCGGTAACGTCATTGAAGCTGGTACTTATCGCGTAAACATCCCACAGACTGTGGCTGCTACGACAATCACTGCCAACTACCAAAAGCCTTTGAACATTGATTCTGCGTTTGTTCGTGTGAACACAACGTCAAACGGTCAGCCAATTAACAGCGGTGGTTTGGACTACCCAATTTCTGTGTTGGCGCTTCAAGACTATCAAATGATTGGTCTGAAGACGTTGAACGGTCCTTGGCCTAAAGCGATTTACTACAACCCAAATGAAGATTCAGGCAACTTGTTTGTCTGGCCTAGCCCTTCTCAAGGTGAGATGCACTTGTTTGCAAACACCTTGTTTACGCGCTACGGCAACCTTTATGAAGAAGTCAGCTTACCGCAAGGCTATTCAATGGCGTTGCGTTGGTGCTTGGCTGAACGTTTGATGCCTATGTATGGCAAAGTGAACGGAACTCAAATTCAAATGATTAACGCTTACGCTGCACAAGCAAAAGCCACGTTAAAACGAACCAATATGTCGCCACTTCAAACGGCTCGTTATCCTGACGCTCTTTTGGTCAACAAGGCTAAAGACGCTGGCTGGATTCTCACTGGCGGCTTTATCTAAGGAACTGACATGGCATCGACCACGTTTATTGACAATCAAACGGTTATTGTTGCTGCATGGCTCAATGACGTTAACTCTGCTGTTTATGATGGTGAATCAATCAGCGGCATCTTGAACGGCTCAACACTTGCATTGCAAACTGGCGGTTTGGATGCTTTGAACATTGATGCAAGTCAGAATGTAAGCATTGCTAACTTGACTGTTACTGACACAATTGACATTACCAATGATTTAACTCTTACTGGTAATTTAGACGTTGGCGGCAGCATTAACTTTGCTGATGGAACAAGTCAAACAACAGCCGCCTACATGGGCGCAAATAATTGTTTGTTTGAAAACAATATGACAATTACTGATGATTACACTATCACAACAGGTAGAAGCGCCAGCAGTGTTGGCCCTATCTCAATTGATAGTGGCGTGACTGTGACAATCCCAGACGGTAGCCGTTGGGTTATTTTGTAAGGAAAGAATATGGCATACGGTTCGGTTTTAACAGATGTAGTGCAGTCAAGCACTGCTGGCACACCGCCTCAGTTTAATGACGGTAACGGCACTCAAATTGGTACGCTGTGTCGTGCTTGGGTGAACTTCAACGGCACAACAAGTCCAGGCACTATTCGAGCTTCGTTTAACGTAACATCTGTTACCAAGAATGCTACTGGTGATTACACGGTCAACTTTACCACCGCGATGCCTGACACGAATTATGCAGTTACAACTGCATTAACCAGAGACACAACTAACAATAACTTTGGTATGGGTCTTAATCCTGGGCAAGCAACAGGTAGCTATTACGCAACAACATTTGTTCGTATGTACGCAAGTTATGCAGGTGCTGCGACCTTATATGACTTAACGTATGCTCATGTGGCTATTTTCCGTTAATAGGTGAACAAATGACAACAACAATCAACGCATCCCCTACAAACGGTTTAGTTCAGACTGCTGATGGCTCTGGTGTTCTCAAGGTTCAAAGTAACGGTGTTACCACCAATGCTTTGGCTTGGGTAAACTTTAACGGCACTGGCACAGTGGCTATCCGTTCAAGCTACAACGTCAGTTCGATTACTGACAACGGTACTGGTGATTACACGATTAACTTTACGACTGCACTTGCTGATGCAAATTACTGCGGAGTGCAAATGGGAGTTAGCGCTTCTGGTGTGGCGGCTGATGCAAGAGAAAACCAAATAAACTCCACAAAAACAACGACTGCTTATCGCATTGCAGTAGTTAACTCGGTTGGTTTTGCTTTAGCAGACATAAGCTCAGTTAACGTAGCAGTATTTGGTAACTAATTTTTAGAGGAATCACAATCATGGCACAAGTAATCATCTTCACAAACTCAAACGGCGGCGTGAGCGTCTGCATCCCCACAGGCGAACTCGATATTCACGCTGTCAAGGCTAAAGACACACCATCAACATCAATCATCGTTCAAGATTCTGAACTGCCCCAAGCAGACAACGACTTCTTTAACGCATGGGAACTCGCTGATGGCGTGGTGACTGTCAATTTGGACAAGGCCAAGGAAATCACCAAAACCCGTTTGCGTCAACAGCGTGAGCCTTTGCTGGCTGCACAAGACGTTCTGTTCCAACGCGCTCAAGAATCAGGCGGCGACACTTCTGCAATCGTGGCTGAGAAGCAACGTCTGCGTGATGTGACAGGCTTGGTTGATGGCTGCGCTTCAACTGCTGAACTTCGCGCTTTGAGCGTCTAAGGGGTTAAAAATGGCAGCAACAATTAGCGGCGACCAAACAGGCACAGTTGGCTTAATTAACGCCAAAACTGCTGTTGCCTCAACCTCTGGCACTAGCATTGACTTCACTAGCATTCCTGCTGGCGTGAAGCGTATTACTGTGATGTTTAGTGGTGTTAGCACAAGCGGAACATCAAATTTTTTAATTCAGCTTGGGGCTGGTTCTGTAACATCATCAGGTTATGTCTCTAGAGCTACTTCAATTAGCGCACAAGTTACTAACACAACAGGTTTCATTATCACGCAAGCGTTGGCTGCTGCGCCAGACACAATTACTGGAAATATTATCGTTTGTACGCTTGGCAGTAACGTATGGGTGTCTGGTGGACAGATTAACGATGTTGGACAAAACGCAATCATTATGTCTGCTGGAAACGTGACGCTTTCAGGTACTCTTGACCGTGTTCGCATCACCACTGTAAACGGCACAGACACTTTTGACGCTGGTTCAATTAACATTCTTTACGAGTAATCTATGGCAGATTTTGGTTTTATCGGGCCAAGCTATGAAGCTCCATCCATCTACCAAGATGCTCAAGAGCTGATTAACTTCTTTGGAGAAATCGACCCGATGAAACAAGCGGGAGAGCGTGGCATTGTTGCGCTTTACCCAACGCCAGGCCTTACGCAATTTGTTCAACTACCCCCAGAAGAAGAAGTGCGCGGTATGCGTACCATTTCTGGCGGTCAGTTGATGATTGCCGTTTCTGGGCCATACGTTTATGCGATTAACGCAACTGGCTCTTATTTCCTGCTTGGGTTTTTGAACTCTACGTCAGGCCGTGTCAGCATTTCCGATAATGGCATAAACGTTTACATTGTTGACGGTTCTTACCGTTACACATGGCGCATTAACAGCCTGCCAGTGACAAACTTTGTTGGCTCAGTCTCAAGCACAACGCTCACTGTGTCTTCTGTTCAATCTGGCACTATCCGTGTTGGACAGCAGATTTTTGGCGTTGGTATGCTGCCAAACACCATCATTACCGCATTGGGTACTGGTTCAGGTGGCACAGGAACTTACACGGTCAATCAGTCTCAGACCGTGACCAGCCAAACAATGAACGGTGTGCAAGCCGGCGCTACCGTTACGGCTTCAATTGGTCAGACTTTAACTGGCGTTGCTGTTAGTGGTGTTGCTGGTCAATTTACTGCAACTGCCGCTGGAACGACTTTAGAAGTTGGTCAAGCCGTAACCATTAGCGGAACTGCTGGCGGTATTGGTTCAATTGTTGGCTACACAAACCCGACAACTTACTACATCACTGCCACCAACGGAACGACAACTTTCACATTGTCAACAACTCCAACGGGAAGCGGCGTGACAACTGTGGTCGGTTCGCTTACTGGACTGACTTTTGCCGTGGCTAACACCACCATGACCATTTCGGCTGTGGCAAGCGGTGTTGCTTACCTTGGTCAAACAGTCCAAGGCGTTGGCGTAACGTCAGGAACAATCATCAATGCGTTTGGCACTGGTTCAGGTTCAACTGGCACATACACTGTAAGTTCAGCGCAATATGTGGCTTCAGAAACCATGTATTTGCTCAACTTCAGCCAAATGCCAACCACAGACGGGGCGTTTAGCGGTGGCAATACCGTGGACATTGTTGACAACTATTTTGTTTACAACCGCCCTAATTCACAGCAATGGGGTGCAACAAACACTTTGTCGCCAATCAGCTCTGGTTTGAGTTTTGCCAGCAAAGACGGTGCGCCTGACTATTTGGTTTCGCTGATTGTTGACCACCGTGAAGTTTATTTGTTGGGTTCTGAATCGTCAGAAGTGTGGACTGATGTGGGGGCGTTTCCGTTCCCATTCCAGCGCATCCCTGGCACTTCTACCCAACACGGCATTGCCGCGCAGTATTCAATGGCTCGATTAGGCAACTCGTTTGCTTATTTGTCAAAGAACAACCGTGGTCAGGGCATGATTGTTCAGATGAACGGTTACACGCCAACTCGCATTTCTACTCACGCAGTAGAAAACAGTTTGCTGAACCAGACGATTGATGATGCTGTTGCTTACACTTATCAGCTTGAAGGCCATGAAATCTATGTGATTTCGTTCCCAAGCATTGACCTGACTTGGGCCTACGACACATCTACAACGATGTGGCACAAGTGGCTGTGGGTTGATTCAAACAACGTTTATCACCGTCACCGTTCTAACTGTTCGGCATCTTTCAATGGCAATGTTTACGTTGGCGATTGGGAAAACGGCAAGATTTACCTGTTGGACACCGAGAACTACACAGACGATGGCGGTGAAATCCGCAGATTGCGCCGTTGCCCACACTTGGTTTCTGACTTGCAACGTCAATACTTTGATGAATTGCAGATTCAGTTTCAGCCTGGTGTCGGTTTGTCTGGCGTTTCAAATTCGTCTAACAGTTCTGCGATTGCTGGCATTGCTATCGCTGGTTTGGCTATTGCTGGTTCAACTGGTACGGCTTCGGCTAACGTGAACCCACAGGCAATGCTTCGCTGGTCTAATGATGGCGGTTCTACTTGGTCGCGTGAATATTGGGTTGGTATTGGTAAACAAGGCCAATACAAGAATCGTGCCATTTGGCGCAGATTGGGCATGGCGCGTGACCGAATCTTTGAAGTGGCGATTACAGACCCGATTAAGGCTGTGATTGTATCTGCAAACCTTAAAGCAAGTGGAGCGGATAACTAATGGCTGGCGGTCTTTATTCATCCCCACAAGTAAACCCTTATCCGCAGTCTGAGTTCCTTGACGGACAGACAAAGCGACCAACAAGGGCGTGGCAACAGTTCTTTTTGAACTTGTTGAACTTTTCATCGTCTGATTCTGCGACCACGGAAGCTACTGGCCCAACATTGCCAGCTAACCCTGTTGGCTTCATAAACATCACTGTAAATGGGCAACCTTTTAAAGTTCCCTATTACAATCAATGACATGACAGAATTAGTCGAAAATCATACCCCCACGCTTGCAGAAATTGAGCGTTTGCAACATGAAATGATGCAGATGCCGCAGGCTGAATTGGACACTGAGCATTATTTTTCTGGTGGAATGTATTGCAGAAAATTGACGCGCCCTGCTGGAACGTTAATTGTCGGAAAAGTTCATAAAAAAGACCATTTTTTTATGTGCGCCAAAGGTCAAATCATTGCTTGGTCAGAAAAAGGAATGGTAACGTTAAACGCTGGCGATGTTTTAGCTTCAAAAGCTGGAACTAAGCGAGTTACTTTGGCGGTTACAGATGCAATTGGCATTACGTTTCATAAGACAAACAAAATCAATCTTGACAAAATCGAGAAAGAATTGATTGAACCAGATGAATTGGCTCTTTTTGATTCAAGTAACAAACTAAAGGTGCAAGCCTTAGAGGGGAAATAATATGTCATGGGCAATGGCTGCGGTTGCAGCAGCAACATTAGTTAGCGGTTACATGGGTTCAAATGCGGCAGAAAATGCGGCAGAAACTCAAGCAAATGCACAGCGCGATTCTGCTGCAATTCAAAAAGCTCAATTTGATTTGCAAAACAAACAACAGACGGGTTTTCGTTCTGCTGGTCAAAACGCTTTGTCTCAAATTGGGGCACTAGGCTCTGGTCAATATCAAACTTACGATGAAGCTGGCAATCCTGTTGGCGGTATGCAAACTGGTTCTGGCTATTTAACCAAACAGTTTACGCCTGAAGACTTTGCTGCTGGCATGGACCCAGGGTATGCGTTCCGTTTGAAAATGGGCCAAGAACAAGCAATGCGTCAAGCAAACTTGGGCGGTGGCGCTTTGAGTGGCAATGCTTTAGCTGGTTTACAAGATTACACACAAGGTTCTGCAAGCCAAGAATACGGCAACGCGTTTAATCGTTTCCAAACTCAACGTGGCAACATTTACAACACCTTGGCTTCAATTGCTGGTTTGGGTCAGACTTCACTTGGTCAAACGGGTCAAGCTGGCTCTGCTGCTGGCGCTAACATTGGTCAAGCAATCTCAAATGCTGGCTCTGCTGCTGCGGCTGGTCAAATTGGCTCTGCCAATGCTATGGGTGGCTCAATTCAAAACTTGGGCAATCAATATATGCTTTCACAAATGTTGAAGCCACAAGGTCAAACATTTAATAACAACACTGGCTGGTCTGGTGGTGGAAACAATACTGTTACCGTTCCAGGTCAAGGAACAACAACAATTCCAGACTATTTTGCTGCGTAAGGAATAATCATGGCAGATTTCACACCAGTTGCATTAGGTATTAAGCCACCAGAAGGCATAAGCCTTGGTGACATGGTAAACATTGCCCGTGGCGCACAGGCTTTCCGTCAAGCTGAACAAGTCAATCCTTTGGCTCTTGAGCAAGCACAAGAAACAACAAAACAACAAAAGCTAAAGACTGAAACAGACCAAATGGGTTTGCTTCAAAAGCGACTTAAAAGCATTTCTGACAGTCAAATTTCAATGATTAACAACCCGTTAATTATTGCTGCCGAACAAAACCCTAAAGCAGTTGACCCTACAAAACTTGCTGAATTGGTTAAACGTAACGGCATGACTACTGCTAAGGCTTTGGGAATTCCAGAAGACCAAGCTGGTCAACTTCTTGCGCCTTACATTGAACTTGCTACAACTAACCCTGCTGGTTTGCGTCAATACTACAAAGAGCGTCACATTCAAGGTTTGGATGAAGGCGCTCGTACATCTGCACTTGGTGCAAGCGGTGTTGGTGTTAATACTGGTGCTGGTGGTTACACAGTGCAAACTGGTGAGTTTGGACCACAGCCTGCTGGTGCAGTTGTGCCTGGCACAGCTTACACAACACAATTGCCACCAACACAGCAACTGGTTTCTCAAGCTGGCGATGGAACTGGTTTGCCGCCTGGCACTCCTTACGTCAAAGGTCCAGCAGGCGCAGAAGCTACTGGCGCTCCAAAGATGGCAACTGGCATTTCTTCTGCTGGCGCGGCTGCTGCAAACGTTACCAATGACGATTGGGCCAAAACGCAAAAAGCTGCGACAGAAGCTCAACCACGTATTGCCATTTTCCAGAACATCAAGAAGTTTGCACCTGATGCCTTTACTGGCACTGGTGGCGCTCGTAAAGAATTGGCGGCTGGTATTCTTAACGCTGTTGGCATTTCTGCTTATGAAGCCGAAAAGGTTTCCACAGAAGAATTGGCTAAGAACTCAGCGTTGTTGGCTATGGCTGGCGGCAACACTGACGCAGCAAGGGCTTTGGCTGAAATTGCCAACCCAAGCAAAAAGCTGAACGAACGTGCCATTAAGGAAATTTCAAACCAAATGATTGGCATTGAGAAGATGAACCAATCTAAGGCTCAATTCCTTTCCCCTGTTGCACAAGATTCTGCCAAGTATCAAGAACGCTTGAACGTGTTTAATCAAGTGGCTGACCCACGTTTGTTCCAAGAGGCAACGCCAGAGGATGTGGCTAGAATGAAAGCCAGAATGTCCAAAGCAGAACAAGCTGATTTTGGTCGCCGTGTGCAACTGCTGAAACAAATGGGATTGACACAATAATGGCAACAGTCGCTGACCTTTGGGGTGAACCAGAAGTAAAGCCTAAAGGTGGCGCTTCTGACATTTCGCCCAAGCAAAAATCATTCAGTACCTACAAAGATGGTATTGTAATTAACGAGCAAGCTGCTCCACAACAACCACAAGGCTCAACCATTGCTGACTTGTGGGAATCTACGCCCGCGGCAACTCCTGCTCAACTAAAGCAACAGTCTGGCAGCATTGTTGGCGATGCAATCAAAACTGGCTTTGAAATGCGCCAGAAATTGCAAGGCGCTGGTGAAGTTGGCTTGACCGCTTTGACAGGCGCTGTGGCGGCTCCATTGGCTGCGGCTACTGGTCTTGTTTCTGCGGTTCGTTCTGGCAAGTTTGGCACTAAAGAGGGCGTTCGCGCTGGTGAAGAACAAGCTGCAAACTTGATGGGTCAAATGACTTATCAACCACGCACAGAAAAAGGCCAAGAGTACATTCAAGGGTTGCAAAAAGCCTTTGAAGCAAGCAAATTGCCGCCTGTTGGAGTTCCTGAAGCCGCTGGCTTGGCTTCTGTTGCTGGCGCTGCTACTGAACAAGCACTTGGCGCACCTGGTCAACTAAAAGCAGGATTCCAAAAACTAAAGGCTGAATTGCCAACTGTGCGTGTTGAAAAAGCTGCTGCTGGGGGATTGCAATCTGGTGGTGCTGCTGCTAGAACAAACCAAGCTGCCGTTGTGTCTGCATTGGAAAGCGCCAGCCCTGAACTTCAGCAATCATTGAAAGATGTGCCTGTCAATCAGGTTAATTTGCCTGTTCTTGAACGCCACGTTGAAGCTGATTCTTTGCCAATTCCTGTGCGTTTGACTGAAGGTCAAGCAACTCAAGACATTCACAAAATTTCAAATGAAATGAATGGCAGGGCTAAGAATCCTGAATTGGCTAATCGTTTGAATGAGCAGAATGGTCAATTGATTGAGAACTTGAACGCCATTCGTGACAACGCAGCGCCTAATGTTTTTGGCACTACTCACGTTGAAAATGGTCAAGCCTTAATCAATTCTTACAAAGAAATTGACAATCAGCTTAAAGCAGGCATCAATCAGAAATACACAGCACTTAAAGATGCTGCTGGTGGTGATTTCCCTGTTGATGGCGCAGCAGTTGCTGACAATACTTTCAAAAATCTCAAGAAAGAATTGAAGACCGATTATTTGCCAACTCCTATTGCAAAGCAATTGGAAGCCTTTAAAGGCGGTGAGCAAATGACGTTTGAGCAATTTGAAGCATTGCGTACAAACTTGGCTGCTGAAGTTCGTAAAGCTGAACGCGCTGGCGATGGAAACACTATTGCTGCTTGTAACGTAGCGCGTCAGGCTTTGGAAGATTTGCCATTGACGGGCGCTGCTTCTGAACTCAAGCCATTGGCTGATGCTGCTCGCGCAGCCGCAAAAGAACGCTTTGATTTGCTTGGCAAGGACAAGGCTTACAAAGCCGCTATCAACGGCACTGTGGCTGCTGATGACTTTATCAACAAATATGTTGTGAACGGCAAAAAGGCTGATGTTGACCAGATGATTCAAATTCTTGGTCAAGATTCCGCTGCCCGTGAAACAATGGCTGCTGGCATGGTCAACTGGCTTAAAAACAAAGCTGGTGTTATCAATGAGAACGGTAACTTTAGCCAAGCTGGTTACAACAAAGCATTGGCACAAGTTGACCCTAAGTTACTGGCTATTGTTGGCCCTGATGTTGAAAAGCAATTGAAAACATTGGGCAACGTTGCGCGATACACACAAGTTCGACCAAAAGGCAGTTATGTGAATGAATCAAACACATTCACAGCCATGATGGGCGACAAAGCCAAATCTGGCGCTGAACAAGCAGTCAACTTAGGCAGCATGAAAGCTGGCATCCCATTGCCTTTGGGCAGCATGGGTCGCCAATATTTAGCCAATCGTGCAGAAGCAAAACAACTCAAACAATCATTGCAGCCTGGCGCTGGCGTTCAATTAAAAGACATTGGTAAGGACTAAAAATGGCAGTAAATTTATCCCCTATTGGTAACGGCTTTCAATTCTTTACCACCACAGGCATCCCACTTTCAGGCGGTTTGCTCTACGCATACGTTGCTGGTTCGTCTACGCCATTGTCAACTTTCACAAGTTCATCTGGCCTGATTGCCAACACCAACCCAATCGTATTGGGGACTGATGGTCGCCCACCTTCTGAGATTTGGTTAACTGATGGCAGTTCATACAAGTTTGTTTTGGCTGATTCTGCCAACGTAATCATTCAAACTTACGACAACATCGCTGGTATTTTGACAAGTGCGCCAGCTACGTCTGAAGTGCCAACAGGCTGCATCTTGATGTGGTCTGGTGCTATTGCATCCATTCCAACTGGTTACGTTCTGTGTAACGGCTCAAACGGCACACCTGACTTGCGTGACAAGTTTGTGGTTGGCGCTGGCAATTCTTACGTTGTGGGTGCTACATCAAACACCACAGGCACAGGCTCTAATTTGCCAGCCTACTACGCATTGGCATATATCCAAAAGAGTTAATCATGGCAACAGTTGACGCAACAGAGGCCCGTTTGTCTACGCACGAAGAAGTTTGTGCGCTCAGATATGAAAAAATCAATGAAACGTTAGAAAACGGCGACAAGCGCATGACCAAAATCGAATACTTGTTGTATGCGGTAATGGCTGCGGTGTTGCTTGGCCCTGGCGTTGCTGCTGAGTTCTTCAAAAAGCTAATCGGTCTGTGATGTGCCAATTGGAACTGCGTTATTCGCGGCGACAACGGCTTTTCAGTTAGTCAAAGATGGCTGCGCTCTTTACAAAGAAGTGAAGGGTGTAGCTGGCAATGTAAAGCAAATCTATGATGAAATTTCTGGGCAGTTTGCTGGCAAGACGGTTACTAAGGAACAAGCTAAAAAGATTGAGGCTGAGAAGGCGCGTGTTCAAGAGGTAGCAAAGACCGACCCTGACCAAGTTATTTTCAAGATTGGCGATAACCTTGGTGAAATGTTTGATGCGTTTGACAGGCTTGAAGAACTTTTCTGGGAACAGGAACGAGAAGCCAAGAAGGTTCAAGCGCCTGGCACTTCGTTAAAGCGAATGGCTTTGAGGCGCATCATGGTGCGTCAAAAGCTGTTGGCTATGCAAGTGGAGCTGCGGGAACAGATGGTTTATCACAGCCCACCTGAGTTGGGTGCTTTGTGGTCGCAGTTTGAGGAAATGCGTGAGCAAATAGAAGAAGAACAAAGGCTGGCGCGTGAGAAGCAGGCAAAAGAAGATGCGGCTTTGCTTAGAGAAAAAGAGCTGATGATGCGTGAGGTTGCAGAAAAGTCAATTGATGCTGGTGTTGCTTTGGTTGGTTTGATTTTTTTGGGATGGTTGTTGTGGCAAGTAAAAAACCAAGCGATTCAACGAGCGTCTTTTTGGCACACCTGATTGTGTTGGTTGTGCTAATTGTGGTGTTTGCTCTGTCTTTTATGGCCTATGTGGAAACGCTGTGGATGAAGACGGAAATCAGAAAAGAAGCCCGTGAACTACGGAAATTGAAAGAAGAACTTAGAAAGGAAAAATGATGGATGAAACGCATAAACAAAAGTGGACCTATTTGATGGGTGTTACTTACATGGTGGTAAACATTGCCGACTTTGTATTGTTTCCTGTCATGTTCACCATTGTTCAATTCTGGGAAACACAAGCAGCTAATGATGCGTTTCGCCAATGGGTTCCGCTTACGCTAACAAATGGTGGTTTTATTCACATTGCGTTTGCCGCAATCTTGGGCATTTCTGCTTTTAACAAAGAAGAAAAAAAGCCTGATGCGTAATATTGCCGTTTTTGTTTTGGTCTTGGTTGGCGCGTTTTACGCTGGACACCATCAAGCCTATCTTGAACAGCAAGAGGAAATTAACCGCATTGTTGCTGAACGCGCAATCGAGGCGGCAAAGGCTGCTGACGAACTTCACAAGGACAAAGAAAATGCCAAACAAAAAATTAACCAGCTTCGCGCTGATGTTGCTGCTGGCGCTGTCAGGTTGTCAGTCCGTTCCAGTTGCTCTGCCACCACTGCCGCAGGAGATACAGAAGCGCGAACCGAACTTGACCCAAAGACTGCTGACGACCTTATCGCCATCACAGCAGACGGTGACCAAGCCATAATTGAATTGAATTCTTGCATTGACCTTTACAACAAGTTTACAAAATGAAAATAAAACGCGGCGCGGTCAGGAACGATGGGTTTAGATTCAACGGATATGGTGCATCGGGTAAAGAACATTGGTTAAGCCCAAAAATATTTGACGACATCAACGCAAAGCATCAAATACTGCGATGGAAAAATAAAATTAAAGTGATTGCGGCTTATGGCGGAGGATGCGCTAATTGCGGAGAAAAAGACCCCCGTGTACTGAACGTAGACCATGTTGAAAACGATGGAAAAAATCATGTAGGGTCTACAGGTAGAAGAGTCACCGGTAATTCTCTATACTCTTACCTAATCAAAGAAAATTTTCCAGCGCATCGTTTTCAAATTTTGTGCGCAAACTGTAATCAACGCAAGGAATGGCTCCGTCGTGGGGCATATTATGAGGAAATGCAATGCAATTAAGCGCACACTTTACCCTTGAAGAAGCCACTTACAGCGAAACCGCTGTTCGTATGCACATTGACAACCAGCCAAGCGAAAAGCAGCTTCAAAACATGAAGATTGCCGCTGAACACCTTGAATTGGTGCGTGAATTGTCTGGTCCTATGCGTGTAAATTCTTGGTTGCGTCTGCCAGCCGTGAATGAAGCCGTGGGCGGTTCAAAGATTTCTAGCCACATGGATGGTTGGGCTATTGACTGTTCATCGTCTACACACACGCCTTACGAGTTGTGCCAAATTGTTAAAAATGCTGGCATCAAGTTTGACCAGATGATTCACGAATATGGTCGCTGGATGCACATTTCGTTTGCGCCTGAGATGCGTCAGCAAGAATTGACCATTTTTAAGCCTGAAGGCAAGTACAAGCCTGGCATCCTGACAGAAGCCGAATACCACGCTTAATTGTCAAGCGCAACCATCAATGCGGCGACAAGCGCAAACACTCCAACAAAGAGTATTGCGCCGCCCAACAGGATGGCTGAAAGAACGGCAATATTATCCATGTCGATGCTCCTTTGCTTCGCCTAGAGTTTGGAAGTATTCGTCACACACCTTGCAATGCCAAAGCCTTTGTTCTTTGACCCTTGCAAGGCGTTCCTGACGACCCATCCAGCCTTCAATTACTCTTGAATCGCCCCGATAACTTGTCACGGATTCTAAATTCCGTGGCAATTTTTGATTGATTAAGTTCTTCATGCGTTTTCAAAAAATAGTCTAGGCTTGTATTTTCTAACGCAATTCTTACTGTTTTCAATCCGACAACGCGATTAGGTTTTTTTTCCTGTGTTTCCCACTTGGGCCACGGGGCGTTCGGTGCTAGTACGGTCTTCAATACGTTTGAATTCTTCATCTTCTTCTGTTGTCCATTGAATGTTGTCGTAACCGCTTGACCACTTCTTGTGGTCTGTTGGGCGCTGATTTGAGCCTTTGCCGCCATCGTTCATTTTTTCCCCTTTGGCATCCCTGCCCGTGAATAAATTAAAAACTCGGTTGGTGCTATTGATACGCGCTTGGTCTTTGGGAACGCTGTGATTGTGTTGACTGACTTGCCATCACTTTCACGGGTAGCGCGTGACTTTGCACCAAACTTCTCGCCATTTAACTTTGCCGCAGATTCTGAGCGAATCGTTGACATAAATTCTGGCATATACGTTGAAACGTAATCAGGGTGAAACGCATTAACAAACATCAATCATCCAATCAACTAAAAAACCAATAATAAACAAAGTAATCACAGCGTTTTTCCAATCTCTGCTGCTGCTCTTACGATTGCTCGGCGGGTTGCTGCATATGAGTCGTCATTCTCAGGTTCCCATAAACAACATTGAGCAGTCCCATCTTTCCAAGCAACAGCCCTTGATGGAACAATCGTGTCTTTTAGTAGAACAAGCTCCATCTTCAACTTCACAGCCAGCCGCAACGCATCGCCATCATCTGTTAGTGGATGCCAATTACTGATGAAATCTTCATCTGCTTTTACGCCATTACCAAGCTGAATCATCCACTTTAATTTAATTCCAGCCGCTTTAGCAGCCAGCTCTAGCAGTTCTTTGTCAGTCATATCAATTCCTGCTGAACTGGCTTGAAGCGCCATTCACGTTCTTGCCTGCCACTGTTTGATTTGACGGTGATGCCTGTCTGTTCTATCAAATCCATCTTTTCTAACTCACTCAATCGTCTTGCCACTTGGTTGCTTTGCAAGCCTGTCTGGTTAGCAATGCCATCTTTACCCATTGGGCCAAACTTTTGAAGTGCGGCAAAGATGACTTCTTGGTGCATCTTGGCTACGTCTTTGATTGAATCAGCCGCTTGAAAGCTGGTGATTGCGTCTGTTGCTCTTGCTCTGAAAAATTTAAACATATTCGTTCCTATGCAAATGGGTGGGGTTACTGGCTACTTCTATCAGGGCATCACCGCATGAACTAAATTACTTGGCTGTGCGTTATCTAATAGCATCCGCTTTCACCCCAAAATCTTAGAAATTTAAATCATCGTCTGGGAAACCATCATTTGACTTCTTTTCAGGAACAAACTTCTGGTCGCCTTCGCGTGGCTCAAACAGGTAAGCCCAACCAGACCAGCCACCTTCAACCAAAGGCATTTGGTCAAGTTTGAGCATCTGACCCTTCTTGGTTTCAATGACGCTACCAATGCGCTGGTAACGCACCTTTTCTTGACCGTCTTTTTGGTATGTGCCAGCGCGGACAGTCACTTCATAAATTGTTGCCATTTTGTTTCCTTACTTTAAATGTTCATCTGAGATTTGTTTTACGATTTTGTCGTAATACTTACGCGCTTCATCGACCTTGAATTTTATTTTGTCTTCAAGGGCTTTGTCGCGTGTGTAGTTAAGCAACGTAACGCGCAATTCTGGCGCTATGTGTTCAACCTGGTGCAATGCCTTATCTTCAAACCCAACCAAGTGGTCAGGCGTGTTTACAAGGCAATAAGCAATCTGTGCTTGGTCTAAGTCCCAAAGCATCATGTAAGCCCGTAGCTGCCATTCATAGGTTTTGTTTTCACCTTCTGACGAAAGGCATGGGAACGTCACCAATGACCAGCTAGATTTAATGTCAATGATTGAGTTAGGCGTAACAATGTCTGCTTCGCCAGTTAACCATTCATTTGTTTTACGCTCTGTGTTCTTCTTGTAGTCTGTGAACAATACAGAGTTAAGTAACTCAATAGAACGGTCTTCAGACAAAATGCCTTTTTCCGTGTATTTGCTTGAAAAACGTTCGTCATAGCCATAAACAAACTCTTTGGCTTGCTTAGTGATAGCTGTCTTGGCTCCAACCGACAAAGTTTCATCTTTGCCTTTTGGGTCTGTCATGATTTCAGCAAGTGAGCTGGCGCGAATTTTAAGCATTTGCAAGTGCCTCAATAACTTGTTTATCTTGTGCTGGCGTAAGCGTGAATGTTTCACGCAGCTTTTCTGTGGTGTATTGACCAGCAAGAATCTTGTCAATTGCACCTTGCAAACGTTTGGCGTCTAGCGTTGGCTTTTCTTCTTTAACAGGGCGTGAGGCTTTGTTGCCATCATCATCTTCAGGCGCAATACCGCAAGCCGCCATCAAGCTGTAACGTCTGGCGTATGTCAGCGCAGAAGCGTAACCCTGTGGGTCTTTCTTAACCGCAGGAAAGTGAACAATGCCACATTCCAGCATTTCGCCTGATTCATGGACAAAAACTGTTTCGCACATGATTCCATCGGCGCAGTCGTAGTTCTTTTGCAAAAGGAAAATGCCGTTGTTGTTAAGCGCGTCAATCACAGCTTCAACGCAAGCTGACAGGTCAGCATACTTTGAGCGAAAGTGTGGATTTGTAGAAGTCTTGAGTGCAGGGCCAAAGGCTTTTTGTGCTTTAACCAAAGCTGATGCAATGTTTTTCATGTTTATGCTCCAAATGCCAACATTGCCACGACAAAGCCAGCGGCAAACGAATAGACAATGTTTAAATATTTATCGTAGTCAGCTTGGTGCTGCTCCATCCAATCACCCTGTTGAAGGCGTTGAATGTCCTCTACGTTAGAAGGGAACGCTTCATCCAAAGTGCGTGGAAATGTGCGTGTGGTGTCGTTGAGTTGAGATTTCATTTTCATGTTGTTCAACCTTGAAAAATTTGGCAATGTGTTCCACGTTTCACCATAAGTGAAATAAACCCAAGTGCTTTTGTGATTGAAGTGAATTCAATGCGTGACCAATCGCTTTGAATGCCTGTTGTGTTGAACTCAACAATGTATGTTTGTTTCATATTGTTTCCTAAGTTACCGTTTGCGTTGCGCTGCGGGATGAATGAACTATAGCAAACTAGACAGCAAAAAACCAACAAATCAAAAAATATTTTTCTATGTGTTGTATTTTTGTCAATTTATCTATACACTTCAGTCATGGACATTCAAACAATTATCAACAAGGTAGGCTCACAGAGTGAGCTTGCAAGGCTTCTTGGCGTAAGCCGTGGGGCTGTGTGGCTGTGGAAGCGTGATGGAATTCCTCAGTCTCGCGTCTGGCAGCTTCAGGCGCTACATCCAAAACTTTTTAAGGAACTCAAGTGAGCTTTTCAGAATTAGAACTAGACGTTATCCGTTGGTCGGAAGCTAGAAAAATTATCCCAAATAGCACACCGCTTGCCCAAGCGTTTAAAGCTGTTGAGGAAATCAACGAATTAGTTGATGCGTTGCGTGATGACAACAAACTAGAAGCAATAGATGCCGTGGGAGATGCCACCGTCTGTTTGCTTAACGTCTGCGCTTTGATGGATGTGAATTTTACAGATTGCTTACAAGCTGCCTATGAGCAAATCAAAGACCGCCGAGGCTACATGAACGCTGAAGGCATTTTTGTGAAGGAATCCTGATGGGTGAATTTATCGCTTTGCTGTGTGGCTTTGCTTGGCTTACCCACATCTTCACTTGTTTTGCACAAGGCTTCTGGGGCTTCTTGGTAGCTGGCGCTATCTTTTTTCCAATCGGCATCCTTCACGGGTTTTACCTTTGGTTTAACTGATGTTCCATTTTCTTGTTATCGTTATCTTGATTTTGATTCTTCTCAAGATATAATTTTGTGAAACAGGGCTAGGTACGAAGTCATGAGCGTACCGAAAAGCGAGTCTCCCCGCCTGCCTGCGTTTCTTTTCAGTGGAGAACAGCGGAAGAAATCATGCACTACTACACATTCAATGTGGGTGACTATCGCAAAGATACAGGTCACCTTTCAACTCTTGAACACGGCATCTATCGCCAATTGCTAGATTGGTATTACTTAGATGAAAAACCTATCCCACAAGAAACCCAAGTGGTTTTGCGTAGGTTACGTTTGGGTTCTGATTCGGATATATCAGCCTTACAAAATGTACTTACAGACTTTTTTGTTTTGCAATCTGATGGCTATCACCAAACTCGTTGCGATGCCGATATTGCTGCTTATCATTCAAAGGCAGAAGTCAACAAAATCAATGGGAAGCTAGGTGGAAGGCCTAAGAAAACCCAAGTGGTTTTAGTTGGGTTGCCAGATGAAACCCAAAATAACCCTAACCAAGAACCAATAACCAAGAACCAAGAACCAAAGGTAAAGACGCAGCGCGGGTCGCGCTTGCCTACCGATTGGATTTGTGAAAATTCTTGGGCTGAATGGGCAAGGAAAGAAAGACCAGACTTAAACATAACTAAGGTGGCTGAATCTTTTTATGACTACTGGATTGCAAAGCCTGGCGCTGGCGGTGTGAAACTTAATTGGGAAGCAACTTGGCGCAATTGGGTTCGTAGTCAGTCTGCGCCTAAACAACAGTTTGCCAATAAATACGATGTGGCTCACGTTACAACGCCACCACCGCCAAACCAAGACGCTGCTTTGCGGAAGATTGAAGAAGATAGAAAACGGGCTGTGCCACCATCATTGGAGACATTGGCTAAATTGGCAGAATTACGAAAGCAGGTGGTATGAATGAGTTGGCTTTATTCGCAGGCGCTGGTGGCGGAATACTTGGGGGAAAACTTCTCGGATGGCGAACAGTCTGCGCCGTTGAATGGGAACCCTATCCAGCAAGCGTATTGTGCGCCCGACAAAATGACGGTCTTCTCCCGCCTTTCCCGATTTGGGATGACGTACAAACCTTTGACGGAAAACCTTGGGCAGGAATTGTTGACGTTGTATCTGGCGGATTTCCATGCCAAGACATTAGCGCAGCAGGAAAAGGCGCAGGAATTGATGGAGAGCGAAGCGGAATGTGGCGAGAAATGGCGCGCATCATTCACGAAGTACGACCCAAATTCGTGTTCGTGGAAAACTCACCAATGCTCACTTCTCGGGGACTTGGAACCGTTCTTGGAGACTTGGCCGCAATGGGGTTTGATGCGAGATGGGGAGTGTTGGGAGCAAACGCAGTTGGCGCACCCCATCAAAGAGAGCGCATTTGGATTTACGGTTCCCACCCCAGTAGCCAGCGATGGAACAACAGGGTCGCTGATTGGCAAGAACGACAGCTTTTACGAGACAAGAACTGGGATGCCTCGGAAAGTAAATCAGAACGGGAAGGATGGTTCAGTTGGGTTGGGCAGGTTGGTGCAGATGTGGCCGACACCCAGGAGTTGTTCGGCAATGGCGGCAACGATAACGCCAGAATCAGCATGGAACAAAAACAGAAACCCAAATTTGGAAACAATTGTTGGCAGAGTTCAGTTTCCAACGCCGACAGCGCACAACGCCAAGGAATGTGCATCACCGAGCGAGTACAACAGGAACACGCCAACATTAGCAACCCATGCTGGTGGGAAGCTGAACCCGATGTGGGTCGAATGGCTGATGGGGTGGCCGCTGGCTTGGACAGACTTAAAGCCATTGGAAATGGACAAGTCCCACTCTGTGCCGCAACAGCTTGGCGAATCTTGAGCCAATGAATTATTTTGAAGCACATCAAATTCTTGACGGAATCAAGGATAATCTGTCTTATAATCTAGACACAATCAACAAAGCACTTGAACTGACAGGCGACTTAGATGGATTTCAACCAAGTATTCGAGCAACAAGTGGAGCATCTGACAAAGATGGCTTTGCAGAAGGGCTGGATTGCTTACGCAAAGAAACGGGCGCAAGACTTGGAAGATGACCCGTCAGGTTTGTGGGTTGGGTTGGTTGAAGCCGTAAGGCAACGAGTAAATGAACGTAAATGAAAGGCTATGAAATGGAACTCGATACAAGAATTGAAACAACGCGCAAGCGCCGTTGGTTAAACATTGATCAACACGGTGATGAAGTTTGGGTCAGCATGGTAGTTGAAGCTGCCCGTTGCCATGTAACTTTAACCAAGGAGCAGGCCAAAGACATGATTGCCGCCCTGATTCGCATTGTTGATGCAGAGGTGACCAAATGAGCGAACAAGCCCTGATTGAACAGATTAAACAAGCCTTGCAACTTGCCCGTCAAGCATTGGAAAACACAGAAACTAACTTCATGTCAGACCAGTTTGACGTAGAAGAAAAAGCACTTGTAGCAATTGACTTTGCATTGGAGCGTTTATGAACTGGCCTTTCCCACCCGCAACAGGCGCTGTGCCTTGGACTGCCAAGCAAATCAAAGAATACGCCCAACAACAACGTCAACAAGCAGAGGATGCTTTGCTATGAGTAAAGAAGCCAAAAAGACTTGCAACAAATGCCTTGTTGAAAAAAATCTGGCTGACTTTTACAGGCAAAAGGTTAGCAAAGATGGCTATTTAAGTCATTGCAAATTATGCAGAAACGCAACGATTTCACTTTGGCAACAAAAGAATCGCGACTTTGTTCTTGAAACAGTAAAAGCCAATGCAAAAAATTGGTATTTAAAGAACAAAGAGAGAAAACAAGAATACGTAAGTTGCTACGCAAAGAACAACAAAGCTGTTGTCAATGCAAGGTCTGCAAAGCGCAGGGCGGCGGAGATAAAACTAACACCAGCTTGGGCTGATAAACAAGAAATTGCAATGTGGTACGAAGTCGCTGAAGTTTTAAGCAGAGGCGGCGTAAAGTTTCATGTAGACCAC